TATTGGTCTTGACGTTCTTGGTGGAGCAATTGCTGCTCTAAGATTAAGTGGTCCTGCTAATCCAACTGGACATCAACTTCTGCTTGATGGTTCTAGAGACACATATTATGATGACGCTAACCACGCGATGATGTTCATCACGTCTGGAAGTGCGTCTGCAGTATATGGTCCTGGTCAGGGAGCACATTGGGTATTCAACGGTAGAGCACAAGATAGAGACTTTATCTTCCGCAACAACTCAAACAACAAACTAATTATCCAAGGTAATGGTGGTCTCCTAATTGAAAACAGTGGAACAAATAATGCCATCGATGCAGACAATCAAATTCTTGGTAGAGAAGGTCTACAACTTGGTACTGGTGCTGATAACGCTGGTCAAGCAATCACTTTCTATGGTGCGAATTCTTACAGAAATGCTAAAGTCTCTCAAAACCAACTTGCTAATAACCTATTCACATTACAAGGTTCAACCGCAAATGGTGGAACTACTTGGAATGGTACACCAGCAATTTCGGTTGACCTAAGCAATAACAGAATTGGTGTTAACACCACTTCAACTAGCGGCACCGATCCAGACAACGGAACTAACAGAAACTATATTCTCAATGTCGAAGGAGACATGAACCTCAACGGTCAGTTCTTCCAGAACAATGCTGAGTTTGTTACTTCCAGATGGACTGAAGCATCTAACAGTTTAGACATCTATAGATTGTCGAAAGTTGGTGTCAACCAAGCAGATCCAGATTACACTCTAGATGTTAATGGTGATGCTAACGTAAGAGGAATCTTTAGAATTAATGGAGCAGCACAACACCTAGATACATACGGTATTGTTAAGAGTAATCCTAACGTACTTGACGAGGACATTACTGTTCCAGCAAACACAAACGCATTCATGTGCGGTGACATTACTATTGCTAACGGAAGAACAATTACAGTTGGATCATCCAGCACTTTCGTTGTTATCTAAATATATAAAGGAAAACCACCAGAAAAGAAATGGCATCGAAAATTAGAGTTGATAATATCACTAACTTAGCTGGTAGTGGTGCAGTAGACGTTGAGGTTGGTATCGACATTAGTGGTGATATTAACTTCACTGGTTCACTGTTGAGAAACGGACAACCGTTTGCTTCTTTGCCTGATCAGGGTCCTGAAACTGCTGGTTCTGCGCTGATCTCTGATGGTCAGACTGCTTTCTGGGCATCACCTACTAGTGGTGCTGGAGTCAGTAACACATCAAATACGGATGATATGCCAGCTGGTGGTGGTAGAACTGGTGGTACTAACCTACAAAACCCATCAGTTCCCGCTAGTGGATATTTACCATTCAGTGGTCAAGCACAGTGGTTTGATAATACTGGTGCTACTTACAGTTTTACTATAGGTTCTGAATTTAAATATAGAAGTTTATTCACTCATGGATTTCTCGCAGGAGGATATCGTGGTGCTAACCCATGGAGAACTGTTAACCAAACATTCCATGCTACAGACGTTACTATATGTCGTGGAGATCAATTAGACAGAGCAGCAACTTATGTTGATGGAAACTTTGGAGACTATAATGGATATGTTTATGGAGGTAACAATACTTGGGGTTCCAACTCTCCACATACTTCATCTATTAACTTACACACAGGAACAGGTAGAACTGCTGGTTCGTCTCCTGACTACAACCACACTGATAACTACAGTACTACTCCAGATAGCATCGGTGCGACCTGGGACCTTTATGCATCATGTGACGACCCTGGCGCAGTATCTGGTCAGAGCACACAAAGAGGATACGTTACTGGTGGTGGTGATCTAGGTTCCCAGTCTTGGAACAGATTAAACTTTATGTCTGAGTTGATGTCAAGAGTTGGTGGTGGTCATGGTGATAACCACGTATCTGCTACCGAAGGAGAAATAAGAGGTTATTCTTATGGATCTACTGGCAACTCAAAGTATATTGAATTCTCTACTGAGTCTACTGGTAACTGGTCTACTTCCAATATCGCTGGTGATGGATGGAAGAAGTCGCTATCCACTAAATGGAACTTTGGATATCATGGAAATGGTAACAACGTAACCCAACAGTGGATGAAGTTTACCCACAACTCTGGTGCCTACATCTCAACGTTCAATCAAATTGACGTTGCTTCAGGCGAAGAAAATATGGAGATGGGTCAGGACTGGGGTTATATGGTTGGTAACTACTCTGGTTCTGGTGGTTCTGGTAACGCACGTCAGAACAATAGAACAATGAAAATTTTCCATGCTACTGATAGTATGGCAATGTGTGGATTCAAAACGGAACCAAAAGGACACCAGGGACAATCCTCTGGAACATGCCACAGCGCAGCATTTACTGTAACCGCTACTAGATATCAGTGATCCAATGAAGAAATCAAATTTTATCGAAGAAAAAGAGTTCGAACTTCAGTGGAAGGAGTCTACTCCATTCAATCTTCCTTCCCAGATGATCGAAGATGGAGAGTTCATCAGACCAAAATATGAACCACAACATCCATTAGAACTAGAAGTAAAAAAATATATTAAAGACAAGAGCGAAATTCAAAAGGGTGACGTTCTTATGGGTCTGTGTGAGGAGGATATTCGTTCTATGGAATTGAAGCAACACGAATCAACTTTCTTAAATTGCTTTAATTTTTTTAATATTTCTGTTATCAGAATGAAGAGAGATGTGTTTGATACTCTTAAGTCTGGTCTAAAAAGATATATTGAATTTACCGAAAAAGAACTACATGATGGTATCAACTACCAAGGTGAAGTCAGATCACACTCCAAAGATTATGAAGGTGTAATGAATGATGACGGAACTATTTCTCATCAGAAAGTAAAAAATCCGATGACTCAAGCAAAGATTGACAATGCGTTGATCTTTATGAAGAAGATGGGAGTTTTAGTTATCGAAAGAGAATTCGAACTTCGCTTCAAGAACTTTAAGAACTGCCATGATGTAGAACAAGAATCGTGGGCATATCAAGTTCCTGAAGCAAGATCACTTCTTAAAAATTCAGAAGCATCTACACCATTCTTAAATATTTTAGCAATTACTAGAGGTATTGATAAGACGGTTCTTGCGAAAAAGGTAATTAAGAACCATGATAAATATATATTAGAATACGCCGCATTGCTCGGTAAGTATCACGCTATTAAATCTCAATTCAAACATTGTGATAACATGTGGGATATGAATATCCTCTATGAGGATTACTTGAACGTTGGTATGCCTTTCGGTCAAGCAGAAAAAATGGGACGTTGTAATGAAAACTACATTCGAAATGGAGATGAAGTAAAGTATGGAACCTTTGGATTCTAATGACAAACAAGGTATTCTTGCTAGAAGAGAAGATCTAGATTTGGTAACAAAAGATGATGTAACGGATGAACAAATTATTGACGCTGCAGTTCATTTACAGCAGGGTCAAACTAGGTATCAAAATAATACTTTTGTTGTTGGATCCCAAATTACACCATACAAAAAAGTTCAACAAGCTCTTCTAGAGTTAGAAACAAGACAACACGGTTTTACTGAGTTGGAGTATAAACAAAAACTTTGTACTAACAATAGAAAAAAGATTGAACGTTCTCTTAAACTAGAACATGAGAGAAAAATTCTAGATGAACTAGAAATAGAAAGATTGGAAATTGAACTTTCAAAAGCTCAATATGATGAAAGAATTTACGAAAGAAAGTATATAACATATGACAGAGAAATTCGTGAATTCTGTGACATGGTTCGCGAACACATGGAAGATGGAAAATCTGTTGAGCACTATCGTGTAACAAACGAAACAGAGGACCGCAGGTATTGGATTAGTCGTATGGCAAAACAAGCAGCGGTTGATGTCCATGCCATTGGTCGCTTGGGCAGTGGCAATCTAGATGCCATTCTTAACATGCCTAAAGAAGATCAGTTAATTACTATCAAAGGTGCGGTAGAACATGCTACACTGTTGACTGCTGGTGTTGAAAGAATGCAGCAGCAACTCCTCCCAGAAGTGAGAACCATTATGGAGCAGGAGTATAGTAAACTAAACTTGCCCAAACTTCTGGGGCAAGAACTTGCAAATGAACCTATTATGTTACCCGAGGTGATTCAAAACAATGAGACAATCCCAACCAAACTCCGTATTCAGTCTTCCCGTAAACCCGAAGCTTGACAAAATTTTTGTTGACTCAATATTGATCCCATGGTTAACGAAGTACAAATCATATATTAGGGATTTATATTTTACCTGTAGGATGCCGCCATTCACCCAAGATGCTATGGGTGATGTATTCAATGGTGATACTCGTCAACTAGTTTTCAATTCTTTAGTTATTACCAGAGAAGCAGAGATTCCTCTCTCTGCTACATTCAATAACATCTATGTGAGACCAGATCAAGAAAATCTAGATCTGTTTATTCATAACTTTCGTCCTCTATATGAGATGGGAGTTAATATTGCTACTATTCCACATACTAGTTGGGTTGCTACTGGATTGATTCAAGATCAATTTCCAGAATTGTTAATCAAAAATACTATTCTTAGGAACGTATCCAAAGCAAATGAGATTGTATCTCTTGCTAAAGCAGGATTTAACTACATCAATCTTGACAGAGATTTGATGAGAGATCGTGATGCTATTCTTAGAATAAAAGACGCAAAAGAATATTGTGCTTCTATCGGCAAACCAGTAGAACTTTCAATCCTTGCTAATGAAGGATGTTGGGGCGGTTGCTCTATGATGGATGAGCATTATCATTTCAATAATACCAGAAATGACGAGACTCCTCAGTATTTTATGGATCCTATTAGTACTAACTCATGTTCTAAATGGGACATTGAGGATAGTTCTTCTGCTCTTAAGGCAGCAAATCTACCACCTTGGCGCGAAGATTGGGTAGAGTTTTTTGATCTAGGTATAGATGTTTTCAAGATGCATGGCAGAGAAAATGCTATACGATTGAAAGAAACTATGGATATTGTTGAACGTTGGGTCAAAAAAGATGAACTTCTTTTTCCAGAGTTTAATGATTACATAGAAGATCTAGGAGTCAAAGATAATCCTATAAATCTTTGGAGAGAAAAGATCAAAACTTGTCAGTTTGACTGCTGGGATTGTAACTACTGTGAAGCAGTTGTTGATGCACATCTCAAGAAGAAAGGAGAAAATTCTGATGTTGAAGAGTATACACAAAGATCTCTCGATGCTATCGATAATGCTATCCTTCGTAAATCAAACTTTATCGAAGAAGGTTATGCTGCTAGAGGACTCAGTTCTCCAAGAGTAAGACATCTACTAAACAATTTATGTTCTCATGAAGATGCCGTCTATCTGGAGATGGGAACATTTATGGGAAGCACATTCTTTGCTGCCATGATGGGCAATAACATTCCTTGCTTTGGAGTTGATAACTTCTCAGATCCAGAATGTAAACCAATGACAAACAATGTCTATTGGACAGAATGCGGCAATTCTTTTGAAGAATTTAAAGTAAATTTTGAGAAGTATGAAAATGATCAAACTACTTTCATTGGAACTAGCGTTACCGATTTAGTCGAAGAAGATTTTGAAGGTAAGAAACCAAATGTTATTTTCTATGATGCTGGTCACGATTATGTTGAGCAGTTGAACAACCTCAATCACATCACCCCATTCTTGGCAGATAAGTTTATCCTTGTCTTAGATGATGCTAACTTCGATGGTGTAATTGATTCTGCTATTCAGTACATCAAAGAAAATAAATTTGATGTTTGGTTTGAAAGAAAAATCTTAAGTGGTATTCCCGAAAATCCACACCACTGGTGGAATGGTCTCTATGTTATGGTTCTAGAAAAAACAAATGAAAGTTAAGTCTCAGATTATTGATCTCTTTGTAATTCCAGTTGGATTATATAAGTACCCATTTCATGAAGAATGGAAAAAAGTTGTTTACGAAATTATAAACAAATACGCAAATACTAAGTTTGAGATGCCATCCGACAAAGGTGGCATTCAACACTTTTTTAATTCTTCAAACCAGGATGTATTTCGAGATATAAAAGAACCAGAATTTCAAGAAGCTCTTAGAGATTTTGAATCATTTACAAAAATGTGTTTAAACACATTTTACAATGAAACATTTGGGGAAGCAGAATACAATGAAATGTTGATCACTAATAGTTGGATTAATTTATCAAGGAATGAAAACTGGTTAGAACCTCACTATCATGGAAATTGTATTTTGGCATGTAATTACTTGGTAAATTTTAAGGAAGATCACACACCACTATCTTTCTGTAATCCATTTAAAGGACCTGGAACTTACCCAGGATTTTCTATAGAGACAAAATCATATACTCCGTATTCAGTTCCAACTACAGCAGTTGACGCTAAGGAGGGAGACTTGATTGTTTGGCAAGCAGGTCTCTATCATGGTTTCGACAAGATTACAAATTCTCCAAAAGATGATAGAATTACATTAGCGATGAACGCATGTCCAGATATTATTTCTACTGGACCATATAAAATTAAAGTTGGAGTATATGATGAAAGTAATTGACCCTCAGTTGTTTGATGTAAATCATCCCTCTCACTGGGAAGTAGAAGAGAAGCACATTGGTAAACTAAAAAACAAACTAGTAATTGTAAAGAACTGGTTTACCAATCCACAGGAACTTAAACTATTCTCTAAATCAGTTGATTATGTGGATACACTGGACGGACAAGTTACAAACCTTCCTGGTTATCTCCATTTAATTGGAAACTACAGAAAAGTATTGTACTCCCCTGTACAATATGTCTGTAAACAGTTTTTTAATTCAAGCGCAGAGGTGATGAGATATCCTGAAGAGACTAAATTTTCTTTTCAGATATATGATGTATCGCAAAAAATACGATTTATGAGTTTGTATCCTCATTCAGATTATACACGATACGCATCAGTGCTTTCATTTAATGAAGATAATGATTACACTAGCGAAACTCCAAATGGTACAGCATTCTGGAGATATAAAGAAACGGGTGAGGAGTATGTAACTTCAGAAAGAAATTACAGAACGGAAAGAATTTCCAACAAAGTAAATTCTAAAACTCCATTTAACCCAGCAAATGTTAAACTAAAAGAATGGGACAGATATCATGTCGAACCACATAGTTTCAACACTATTCTTTTCTACGAAGGAGCACTATGGCATAGTCCTTACTTTGCTATGGAAGGTTGGAACACAAACAGACTGACATTCAACGCATTCATCAGATAATAAATAGTCGTACACACCATTTACAGTGATTACTTATGGACCCCACAGCACTTAAGGCAAATTTTGAAGAGCAAATTGCCAAGACCGATCAACAAATTAGAGAATTGGAAGAGAATCTAGTTAAGGCAAAAGAGTATAAGATTAAACTACAAGGTGGTCTAGAAACTCTGGGACTACTGGAAGGAGAAGAAGGAGCAACACCAGACGATGAACCTGTCGCACCAGTAGAATAAATACTAAATCCCTTCTTCCTAAATAGGTAAGAAGGGATTTTTTGTGTGTAATGGCGTCTCCAAATTCAAGAGCTGATCTTATCACATATTGTAAGAGGCAACTTGGTGAGCCTGTCCTACAAGTTAACATCGATGACGAGCAAGTAAATAATGTTATTGATGATACGTATCAGTTCTTTCAAGAGAACTGCTACAACGGCATGGAAAGATGTTTCATGAGGCATGAAATTACTGCCGATGACATAACTCGTTTCAATGGTAAGTCAACAACATCATCAGGAACAACGGACTGGGAAGAGTCTACTAACTTTATTCCTGTTCCAGATCATGTAGTTGGTGTTAGTAAAGTTTTTGGTTTAGTCAGCAACTCAATTAGATCCAATCTCTTTGGTGTTGAGTATCAGATGTTCCTGAATGATCTATATGCATTTGGATCTCTTGATATTGTCAACTACTTCATGAATAAACAGTATCTAGAAACTCTAGATATGATTCTGAATAATGGTTCGTTCCAACAGTTCAGATATACACAGCGTCGTGATCGTTTATATCTTGACATCAATAAAG